AAATTCAAGACTATGAAATTTAAATTCCATAGGGTTATGCCAAAATAGAGATGGATAAAGGGAACATGTGTAACTGAACTTGAACGACTCGATCCTAATATATTGAATGATAAGTCGAAGTTCAAAGCTAATGAGGCGTGGTGTGACATAAACCGATACAAAAATGGAACAGAGGTGTTCTTTGGCATCGGATGTGATTGCACAAGAGTTGTCTATGCAGGATAGATAGCCCCATTAACCCAAGGTATTGAGAAAGCCTATAAGCCCAAAATCAAACACAGTTGTAATCTAACTCAGATAGCTGCTTCAATGCGTGCATGCTCAAATAAGGTTTTGCCTGATTTGGGTGTCATTGCAGAGTGGTCAGTTTTCTTGGAAGATATGTTTGATGACATGATCAATTATACCAGCGAAAATCCCCAAGTAGTGAGGCTGGAAGATTGGTTGGACAACCATCCTATGCAATATCGAGACAAGATTCGACAAGCCGGTGAAAAATATGCCGAGGATGGCTGGAATGTTAAGAAGGCTAGGTATAAAGGATTCCCAAAAATAGAGAAACAATTCATAACGCAAAAAGATGATCCTGTGAAAGAGCGTATGATTTGTGGACCAGATGACATCAAGAAATACAAAGCGAATGCATTCATCAATCTTATGGAGAAAATCTCCATGAAATGCATACCTGAGTATTGTGGTGCGAAAAATTGGGATGAAATTGCTGAAGACTTGAGTAAATTTGATGCTGAAATACCCGATAATATTTGGGCAGCGTCAGACGGCTCTGGTTTTGATATGACACAACATTATGAAATCTTGGTAATCTTCGAAAATTAGATTAAGAGGTTGTTGACATATGGTGATTTCACTTTTGAAGATGGGGAAATTAAGGATGTTCTGGATGCATTTGCAGCATCGAACACCCTTAAAGTCTTGATTCTTGGAGGCGCAATGGAGTATACCACGGAAGGAACTCGCGCCTCCGGAGATGGTTGGACCACCTGGGCGAACACCATCCTGATGATATCCTACTGGAGATTCATTATGTGTAAATCTGGATTCAAAGTTCCAACTATGGATTCATACACATATGGATTGAAAGCAAAAGGTGACGATGTATTGATGAACTTTCCTATAAGTGCAAAGACAAAAGTTGATGCAACTATAAACAAATACATGGCCACGAATAAGGACCCCTAGGTTAAGGGGTTAGGATAGATATGCAAGTTTGTTAAGTATGGCGAATTGTAGGATATGGATTTCCTAAGTAGCTATTTCTTTAAAACTTGGTCTTATACTGAAGGTGATAGATACCGAATGATTCGACAACCCGCACGAGTTTTTTAGTTAACCCCTTGGTCAACTAAAACTCTTGAAAACACTCCCGTAGACTTCCAGCGTGAACTGTGTTGGTCTAATGGAATGTGTATACTGGCTTGGGCTAAGTCACTCCCTGTTTTTGAAGCGTATGCGCATATGCTTATCAGGTTGAGTGGTATAACCCATGGCAAGTTACACTTGGAGTATGGAGATTATGCGAGGCTTGTTGAACGTGTCGGAGCCCATGATTATGATAATTGCGCTGATTGGATGTCCTATAGATTTGGAGTGACGCATGATGACATAATCGAAATTGAGACAATATTCCGTGATGCGAAAGATATCCACGAAGTGATATAGCATCCAATATTTGATAAATTCTATGAGTAAAGGGTTTGATCCATATAAACCATGACTATCACAGGTGTCTAAGCGAG